TTATTATTTGGAAGAAAAAATATCAGCCGGTATTGAACCGGCTTACGTCAGGTCGTTCCAGACTATGATGAGCTGGTTGCTGGTCTCATTCGTTCCAGCGGCTTTCACGAGCTTTCCGGCACCTACCGCATATTCGCTGGTTCGATCTGCTAAAGACGTGATGGCCGCTTTCGTGGTCAGGGCCAATACGCTCACGAGCTCGTCACCAACTGCCATGCCTGATACCGTGACATCGGTCGCTGAGGCTGTACCATCGGCGATCGTGACCTTTGAGAATCCGCCGGCCAGCTTCGTCTTTAGTACCGATTTAGCCTGCAGACCAGATGACCCCATTGAGACGATCTCAGTCTTGACCGTATTGAAGACGATCTTGCCAACAGTCTCGCTCTTGACCTTGATCCTGCCCACGATCTGCTTGAGCTGGTCAGCTCCTGATGGGGCGGTCAGAGTCCAGGAGCCGGCTGTCGTGGCGTCCAGGTAGACCGGATCGCCCACATTCCCGGCATTTGTGTTGAGGCCGGTCAGCTCTTCGATGTCCGAAGCGAGCGACGTTTCTGAGCCTTCGTTGTCCTCGCTCGCTATGAGCTGGGCGGGCTTGCCGCTTGTGTCAGCATCGGCCTTCTCGACTTGGAAGACATCATTGGCGGCATTATAGCCTGTGATGTGCAGCAGATCTCCTTTGGCCAGGGCCACGGCGCTGTAGACGGTGAACTTGCGGGCGGTGAGGTTCAGATTGTTCAGATCGTCTGCTGTTGCTGTGACTTTGACCAGAGCCCCGGAGTCATCTAGCAGCCAGAGTTCCTTGATCTCAGCTTGCTTGATAGATGCCCCATCCATGCCGATGTTGCCAATTTTCTTCTGGGTTATTGGCATGCTCATTCTGGATTACCTCCACCATGTCTTTCCATGAGATATGTCCCGAGTAAGGCCGGAAGGTTCGGCCAGAGGGAGGCCGCCGTTTCAGGGATTATCTGCCCCCTCTGGTAGATCATGGGCTTACCTTTGATATACGTCTTGAACTGGTTCAGTACGACATACTCTCGATCATTTGCCATGTAGATCTCCCTGCCTAGCTTATTGCGGCTGCCAGCATCGCACCCAGCTCGTTGCCCATGATTACCGGGCAGTAGCACTGGAATGCCTGGTTGTACTCTGCGTGAGTTAACATATCAGGCACAGTCGTGAATGCCGTGTCAAATCCTCCGAGTGGCTGGGTGAATGATAGATTCATGCCTGCCAGGGGCTTCATGATGCCAGGGGTGTCTATATAGCCGATCCAGATGTGCTTGCCAAAGATCCAATCCAGAGATACGGTATCTCCTGGGGCCGCGGTATTATACATGGCCTTGCCGACCAGGATCTTGTCTACGCCGAGTGCTCTGGCGAGGGCCTCCTCGTTCAGCTCAGTGATATTCCGTATGGCGTTAGCGCCCGTCTGATACCACTGTATGAGCTGGGGATGAATCCTCAGGGCTTCAAAGACCTGCTCGCCCATTACGCAAGCATTGGGTGTCTTGCCGGTCTTGCCCTTTATGGCCAACTTCATGTTCTTGAAGACCAGCCTGGGATCGGAGTCGATGTAATCATCGAAGCGCCTGAATGTTGAGGTATTATTCTCGCCACTGGTTACACCTGCTAGGTTGGTGCCCCACACATTCGAGCCGCCCGTGCCGGTTGACTGGAAGTACTGGCCGGCTATGACCCTCTCCTTGTGAAGCTGCATGACATCTGTGAGGAATGCCGTTGTGGCGTACTTGGGGTCTATGCCCGGATCAGCCACGAAGGGGATATCATCGGCGAGGGGAATCTGGCAAGCATACCGCTGGCAGACAAAGTTGCCATGGTCATCCAGCTTAATGTCTCCCATTGCTGGCATCGTGCCGGGCCGCCAGGTGGTCACGTAGTCGGTGAAGAAAGTCTCCTTGGACCACTTCGGGTAGAGTCCGGCTATGAATTTTGCATCCACCAGCGGGAACCAGTTATCTCCTATGAAGTCGGATGCTTCCTGGCGATAAGCGAGGGACCAATCGCCCTGTATCCTGGCTACCATGATTTGGTTGTAGTCCAGTGCCTTCCAGATGTGCGTTGTCTGTGGCCCCTGGTTCTCGACCGTCTGGGCGACCAAGGCTAAGTTATTGTAATTTGGCATTTTATCTCACTCTCCCTAAGGTACCGGTATCCAGATGGGGCAGCCAAACAGCACTACAGATGCTGCAATACCTTCTGCAGCACCGACGACGCAATAGCCATAGGCATAAGCTCCGCCTACTGCTGGATCGAGTTTTACGCCCTTGCCGGCATTGTCTGTTTTCACCAGGTTGCTCGCGGTCAGACCGCCTGTTCCGGTCTTGACTCGTGCCGTGCCCCTCGTCTGCACCTTGGCCTCCAGGCTGGGGCCGGTGGTATTGTTGGGGGTGTTCTGCAGGACTCCGAGCACAAAGTCTGATGTCGCCGTGATAGCGCCGACCTGCTTATCGCCGGTGATTTTCACGAAGCACTGGACTTTCTCTTCCAGGTCCGCATCCGGCATATAGGACTGGACATCAGATGGGCCGTAGAAGATGTCATAGGGATTTACTCCAATTGCCATGACTACTCATCTCCCACCAAGGCCTGGAGTAGCTCCGGCTTGTTCCTCGTGACCCATGTGGTAGCCAGAGCATGGGCCACCTTCGCGTCCTTTGGTGCATCTGCAGACTTCTGGATTTGCGCCAGCCTTTCTTCCACGGCCGCATTGAAGGCGTCTGCCGGTGTTCCAGGCGCGGGCCGGCTGGATCCCAGAGGAGAATAAAGCAGCTTTCCAGCTTCTTTCCTCATGGCATTGGTCTGCTTGAGCATCTGTATGATGGGCTTTCTCTCTTCAGACTTTATGCCTTTAAGAGACTTCAGAACAGTCGCAACCTCTTCAGGCGTGCCCAGCTCGGAGAAGTCGGATTTTGCGATAGCTACGAATTCCTTGTCTTCCAAGAGGCCTGTCTGCTTCTCCACAATGGACTTGAGCACCCTGTTCTCTTCTGCAATCGGTTCTACGGCCTTTCGGACAGCCCCAGAAATCATGGCTTCCAGATCGGCCTTTGTGACCGAAGCCCTAGCTCCGGCCTTGTCAGCCCTAGCGGGCTTGGTCTGTCTCATCGTTACACCTTTTGCATTCGCTGATTTATATAATAAGAAACGCTTCCCATTAGCGGCTTTACCGACTAACGAGACTTCGTCTAGTTCGAGATCAGTCAACTCATTTGGCAATAGAATCACCTCAGATCATTAAGAAAAGATTTAGAAGGGGGTGCGTGTGCCGGTTCCTGCGATGGAGAAGCCGGTTATGTCGCCCTTTTTAATCGCCTGCCATATATCTTGATCATGTACTTTTACCCCTAGTATCCATGATCCTTTGCAGACCTTTTGGCCGTTGCACTTGAAGTCCGTTGGGGCTATGTAGCTCTCGATGATGCTCGCTTTGGCCACACCAGAATGCTCTTTGCCTATCCTCTGGCTGGTCTGCATGAACTTGTGGCAGGCCTTCCGGATCTCGGATTCGCTCAGGATGTCACCCTGCAGGTCCTCAACTCCGGGTTCTGAGACGACTCCATAGACGATCTGCTGATCTCTAGCGGTCTTGATGATAGGCACCCGGTAGGACTTCATGACCTTGCTTACTTCGTCCTCGTCTTCCTCTTCCTCATCTTCCTCAGATTTCAGGAACTCGGGGAGGTCCTCGTCATCATCCTTTTCTTCGTCCGTATCATCGGCCTTCTCGGCTTCGTGCTCTGCCAGGACTTCCCGGATGTCGTCTATGAGATCGCTGGCATCGTCGCTGGGGATGTCATCCTCTGCTGGGTTTTCTTCCAGAATCTCATCATCACTATCGGCGTCAGCCTCAACCCGTTCCTCACCATCATCGATGTCCTCTAGGTCTTCGGCAGCAGCCTCTTCTGCGTCGTNCTCGCTTTCGGACTGCATCTCAAGCCACTGCTCAAGTGCTGCCTTGTGCTTGGATTCGTCTCGCTTGATGGCTTCCGCCATTTCTTTGAGCTGTGGGTCAGTGGCCATCTCGATCAGCTGATCGATTTCGTCTAATCCTTCGCTTTCGCCCGCCAGTATGGCGCGAACGCGATCTATGTCGGAGCCTTTCTCCAGCTCCTCGTCTTTGTCGTTTTCCATATAATCACCTACTAAACGGGGGACGTGAACGTCACCGATATCTAATCCTTTACGAATCATTGGTGCACCAAAATCAGCAATACCGTTCTGCTTCCTTGCCCATCCGCTTCAGCTCAGCCCAGTCTTCCACTAGCTCGCGGCAACGGGTGATCTTCTCCATGTGGGCCTCGTATTCTTCGGGTGTCATGTGGAACCTTCGTAATCTATGGGCAGAATGTGATGAATGCAATTCGGATGCAGGAGGCCCTGTAAAATCGCAGTATCGAGTGCAGGATACTCTTTCGACTTTCCGGATATGGACACTGTCCTCCCCGCCCACTCACGGCATACGTCGCAGGTGTTCGGCCTGATCTCACGAGAAATCAAGACCAGATCCTC